GACCCCTCCTACCTTCACTTATTTGCGATTGAGCCTCAGACCGAGAAGATTTTATCCACCTACATTAACTCCAAACTCCGTAATAAGGTGGTTAAGCTTGAAGACACAATATACGACCAAGGGCAGAAACTTTGGACGCTAGGGCGAAACCTTGAGAAGTCCCAGAATGATGCTCGTGCCTTAGCAAACTCCCTTAAGGTTACTGAAGGGAGGTTAGAACGGTACAGAAAAGAACCGCTGCTCAAGAGACTATGGATTGCCCTTCGACTCCGGCAAGACGGTTCTAACTGTGCGACCTTGATGCCACACTTTTAACTCATTTGAGCAAACACCGAAGGTTCTAGTATGGAAGAAACTGACTACAAGACAGAGTATATGAGAATTTCAACCCTTGTCGGGTCGCAATTCCCAGAATGCGAAGTTACTACGCCAGATATGGTAATACTTTTGATACACGAAAACGACACGTTGCGTATGGCACTAAATTTACCCACGAGACGTGAGGTTCTTTCCAAACTTGACAAGTTTTACGAATGACAAACCGAGAAGAAAGAATTAAACTCCAAACAACCGTTACAGCAGTGATTCATCAGGAAGGCCCATGGTGGGTGGGCCGGACTGAAGAGATTCCAAGGGTGGTTGCCCGGTGGCGTACTAGTGCGGGGTGTTTACACTACCTTGAGAAGGCGCTACGTGGTGAATCAGCGAGTACACTTGACAGCTGGTCACCACAACCACAAACCCTTGAGCAAGTTGACGAAGGACTGCGCACAGCGTTTCGAGAGTCCCTAAAAGAGTGGGCTTTGACTAAAGATGATGTCCCCCTTATTGGACCGAGAGTGTCTAATCCACTTGAACAAAATTCCGACGCAATGACTCAGCACAATCCGATTGAAGTCCCCGACGAACTAGTTCATAGTTGGTGGCCTAGCGAGGGGTATTATGAGCGAGATGGTGATCTAAACATCCTCGCCGACAAAGCCGCACAATGGGGCGCCGACCAGGAGCTTGCTGCTTGCTGCGACTGGTTGCGCCTCCAAGAAGATCCTCAGTTTAGTTCCGACGACGGGTGGGTGGGTAAAGACCAGGAACTTCGTGAAGCACGCAGGCCCAACGTACCTACACTTAATGAAATCGCCCTGCAATTCATGGGGACTATTGTGAAAGACGGACGGTACCTACCCGAGATTACAAGCACTATTGTGAAAGCTTTGATAGAAGGTGGCAAAGCTCTAAAAGAGCTCAATGGCTGATAGATTGTACAAACAGGGGTGCCCGTGCTTTTATTGTGTCAAGGAAAGGGCAAACGCCACAGCGCAACCTTTGGTTCACCCTATGGCCGTTTGTCCAACTTGCGGCAACAAAAGGTGTCCAAAAGGAACTCACCACTCGTTCAACTGCAGCGGAAGCAACGAAGCAGGGCAGTTGGGAAGCCGCTACACCTTACCTAGCATTACACACACTAACCTTTCTCCAGCATGACGACGCAAGTACCCGTACCCTTTACCGAGCGGTACCCTGGACCGGAAGACTGTAGTACAAACGGGGAGTTTTGGGTGTTTTGCCCAGGAATCGGTTGTAGAGATTGTTGGACACTCATGCGGTACGACAGCCAGAACTTAGAATCTCGAGAGAAATACGGTCTCACTCATTGGTTGCCATACAACTCAATACCCTGCCCTGTTTAAGATGAACTTGCGTGACGCACGAGAGAAAGCCTTGCAGATTTCTGCTGAAACTGAGCATGGCTTATTGAAGGATAGAGAAGCTGAGAGTAAGCTCTACAGAGCTGCTCCCGGTGAAACCTTTGACCCTGTAAGTGTTTCTGACCGTCTACCTAAACTTTCCGATTCTGACGCCGAAGAACTATGTTGGTGGTGGAGAACCGACGCCGACGGGTCAGCAGTTGAGGGTATGTGGGAAATGCTACAATTTGACTGGCCAGTTAGAAAATATAACCTCTCAGGGAGCGGTTACAACTACACACACTGGCTGCCACACTGGGCCATTGTAAATCCTAATGCCTCCTTAGTTAAAGAACATGGCAAACAATAGACAATGCTCAACTTGTTTTTACTCAGTTTCTACCCTAGTTATAAACCCTGTACTAGCCTCGATTCCTAACACACACGGCCTGGTAGCGGAACGAATTTCCACAAAGTGCCACATACAAGGTCCACCGAAGGAAGTCAATGCCGATAAAGATTGGTTCTACCAGTGGCGATCCAGAGACCGCATATGAAAAAGGCGACGAACTTTACCGGAAAAATCCCAAGCTATACTACCGGCATAGTTAACCGTAGACCCCCATGCTCGCCCTACTTGCCGTAACTTACCTGCTTGTGGGCTTTGCAAGGCTCCTTTCCGCACTCCCAGACTACGATCTACCGGTTATCGGGCACAGAGTAAGAATTTTGGACGTCTGTGGTCACGTTTTACTCTGGCCCTGCCCAGCAACCGCAAAGTTTCTAAGGAAGCTACGCCGTTGACCCGCTGATCCGGAACCTGGCTCCGCTCATTTAAACTTGAACACCACTAGACCCCAAGATGAACGAAAAAACACCTCTACAGCAACTCCAAGAATGGCAAGAGCTTTGTGACCACTTTCGAACCTTGCACACGAAAGGTGTCGCTGCCCCCGAAAACTCACTGAGTGTTGGAGTTGAGGGGTACATAGATCCTCTTTCCAGGGAAACCACACTAGAAGCAGGGTGGACCCTAAATGGAAAGAAATTCACACGATCTACAACTTTCTCAACCATTTTATCGGAGTACAAAAACGGGCGGTGTGAGGAGAGTGCAGAAGCCGTTTCAAGACTCGCCGGACTAATTGCTAAAGATGTCACAAGGGGGCTCGAAGAAGAAATGTACCGTCTTTTGCTGTCGTCTCCCAATTCAGTCCTACCTCGAAACTTTGCGCCACCGGAATAGTCCTGTGTCCTTCCCTGTGTAAAGTACGGTTGACCGTTTACTTCGAGACGGTTTCCCGCCTTTACTTCCCTGGTGAAAACCGGCATACTTAGTGAAAGATGGCCTAACACGTGGGGGGCGAAGCAATGAGCAAAAGCTGCGGGTCTTGTGTCTACTACACCAAGTGGAAAAAAGATTCCCTTGTGCAATCAAACGGCGGTGAAGGAGGTGAGTTAGCATCGGGACTGTGTGAGTTTCTCGACACACGCACAAAGCCCGACTGGGGTCACAGCTGCCCACACTGGGTTGGTAAGCGATACGACCGGACCTCCTTGAAAAGGCAAACACTGAGCGAAATCAACGAGAATGATTAACCGAACTTTGATAGCGAGAATCCAGAGCTACTACCCGAACTGGTTCCAGGACACGAATTGGAGTGACGAGGACGTTCTCGATGCCATTGCCATAGCAAAGCGTGTTGAGTCCGGAGAAGAAAAAACATATTCCTTTGAGGAAGCAATGGAAGATCTCGAACTCACCGGGGAACTTGGGTTGGTGACCCGCACCGAGAGGGGATTTGAGGTCATTGACTTTCAAGATCTATACAACAAGGAGTGCAGCCTGCAACAAAGCTCCCTTGCCGTTTATTGGGAGCCAGGGACGTCTGCGGTTTGGTTGGGCCAAGGGGAAGATAGAATGCACCTTGGGGAAGAACAGGTTCAGTCCCTGGTTACTGTTTTGCAAAGGTGGCTGGACACAGGTTCTTTCATTCCCTACCCTACTACAGAAGTATCACCCCTCTCAAAACTTGCTGGGCGCCTTAAGAACATTTTTGGGCTTGCCTTAAGACCACTCAAATCACTTACAAACCGAAACCAATGACTTACGATGAAAAGACCCTTCAGTGTATTAAAGAGATTGGGGAGAAGGTTGATCTTAGGTTGGTTCAGGAATTCACCCTTGAGCAAGAGAGCTTTTTAAGGGCCATCCTGAAACAGGAAACCTTAGCAGCTTTGGACGAGGGATTAGCCCTTGCGGTTCAAATGATAAGGGAATCCCCACCTGGCTTAACTCGTGACCAACTGGCTAATTTAATTGAGAACTGTATTGGCGACAAAAGAGCCTTAGAAGTTGTTTTACCCTCACTGGATCTTTTAACGACCCTAGACTAGTTTAAAACCAAATGGAAGCTTAATGACACTACACCCTTACAGCTATTACACAAAGCCCGAAGAGTGGCAAACGTGTTACACCAAGCATTCAGAAGACAGAGAGTCTCCGACTCTGTGTTACGAAGACCTAATTGACACCATTGTAGACCTTTACGAAAAGATCGCTAAGCTAGAGGCGAGGCTGGACCAAGAAGACACCTATAGGCACGAACAAAATGACTGACGGGGACAAACTACTTGCTGACTACGACTCCGAAATTTACGGAGAATATACACCCCTGGAACCACTTACTGTTGCATCTCTAATTGAGAGTCACAGACACTTAAGACAAAAAAACTTAGAGTGGCACGGGGCGTATAACGAAGCAGGAAGAGAAGGTTATGAGCAAGGTTACTCCTTTGGACTGAAGAAGGCAACAGAAGCCATGATCATGATCGAAGACCTTCGCAAAATGACTATTCAGGAACTTGCAAATCTAATCGGAGACGAGAATGCCTACTGAGTCATCTGAGAGCCTAAGTCCTGATGCACAGTCAATAGACGATGCTTTTAACGGGTACCATGAGCTGGTGAATCGTCGTGTAAAGATTGCCGCCGTACTCCGCGCAATTGCTGAGCTGTGCGAGCCCGACCTTGTGTTCGGGTTAAAGACAATTCGCCAGGGGAAACTAATATCTCTTGCCATCGAACTTGAGGGGTCAACGTCTCTCATTACACCTTCAAACAATGATTAAAACTCAAATCTCTAGGTTTTCTCTGGTTCAAGAAACTGAACAAACAGGAGTACCTGAGGTCTGGCTTAACGAACTAGAAGAGACTTTACAGTCTTTATTTTTGACTACGGTCGAAGAGTTACAACGGTACCACGAAAGTGATGCCGACACCACGGCAAGCGACGAGCTTGCTCGGGTAATCGTCACCAACAAAGTGATTGACTACCTTAATTCATTTAGTTCAGCTGAATGAGCTAAAACACTAGCCCCTTAACGGGGGCTTTTTTGTCCAGCAATTCCGCTGACACAGACTCCTCCTATGACTCAAACACACTAACATAAGATAATGGTAACCGCAGAAGTTTACGCAGCAGCACAAAAGAAAGCTAGCATTCGGGGGCACAATGGCTGAGAAAACTTTTCCGCTACAAGTAGTTGGGGTTGAGTATGAATGCGACGAGTGTGAAAGTGGAACAATGCAGCCTTACGGCACCGTTGCCTGGCTAACTGAACCCCTACAATACCCGCACAGGTGCTCAACCTGCGGAGCAACTAGGGGGCTTCCCGAGAAGTACCCCACCGTGCGTCACTTACGCATACTACCCGTCGATGACATTCCTGTTGATGAATGGTGAAGTAAATGAGTAGCATCCCTGGTCTCACCCTTGAGTCCTACGTAATGTGGAACCATAATCTTGTCGTTATTGGGTATCTCAGTGCAAACACATCTCTTCAGATTGCTGAAGCACTCGGAGTAAACACCCGCAGGGTAAGCCTATCCAAGGCGCAATTTGACACGATCCTCGCGATTTACGAACCGTACCGAACAACCGTGGAGACCCGGTTGGAAGACTTTGACGAAGAGACTCAGTCGTGGCGAACCTACGCTGGTTCCTGCTTCAATGACATAGAGGACGCCATTGGAGACGAGGTGTCACTGACTTTACACAATTTTTCTACTGAGAGGGCCATGAAACAACTGCCAGGCGACAATGTTTGAAATTTTGTACCCAACTCTGGGCACGATTGCCAGTTGTTTCTTGCTGTCCATTCTAATTATCAACTTTCTGGGAATAAATGACTAAGCACAAACTCAGCCCTGAAGCCGAAGCCGCATGGAACGCCTACTGCGATGTTGCAGACCGAATCGGAGTTTTTGAAGACACCGGGGAAGCACTAGCTGCTTTTCTTCGAGAACTGATAACGCAGATTGAATTTCGAGGTGAACTCGGACTTACACCGCTTGGCGCACACGGGCACTACCAAGAGAAGTTGTACGCGATTGCAACTGAGTTGGATGGGTACGGTTAACCGCTTGCTCTGGGGCGGTTTCCCGGCTAGGTTTCTCGAAGGGAAACCGGTATAGTTGCCTTATACGTACTCGCGCAGACTCAACTTTTAACATGCAACCGGCAGACTTTTACGTTCGACTTTCGAAGTCCATTGAGTGGCTCGGGTCTATTTCCTCCAACGGTGGTGTTCTTGAAACTATTTGTCCGGAAATCACGTTCGTCACATCCGCGCACGAGTTCCGGTCCGAAATCAGGCGCATAGCCAAACGGGACGACTTTCACTCTCCTGAAGAGGGTTGGCCCTGGAAATGGAAAACCAGCGCATCTACCGACTTTTGCTATGTCTTTACGAAGGACCAAGTGGAGGTCTACAAGTTTGGCCGAAAGAGGTCTTTCACCGAAGACGACACCGCCGTATACTCTAGCCGAAAAGACACTTGGTTCCCGGACATGTCGAGTGCTAAGAGCACGGTTAGCCTCTCCGGCACTAGTACTCCAAAACTAGAGTATCTTGAGCTATCCGCAGAAGTGCGGTACTGGGGAGACGCGACAGTCAATGAGACGATTGATAAAGAGGGGACACTCATCCCTTTAAGGACCGGTAAATGTTGGACTCCAACAATTCGCCTGAAAGACGGCCAGGTAATGGAGTGGCCCTACGGAGTCACCGCCGAAATTTACTACAAAGTGTGCGACCAAGGTGAGTACTGGCTCAGAGACTCGGAGCACCGCTTATTTAAGTACCGTGGGGAGTACGTTCCTGACGAGTATTTGTGCAAAGGTGACGCGGGGTTCGGCGACTACATTATCTTGTCTATCGACAAAGCCGGTAAAGTTCGAAACTGGTGGCGACCGAAATTCAAGGCGAACGAGTGGGAGGCTGTATGAGCTATCCCACAGGTATTAAGGAAGATTGTCCCATAACATTTCGCCTAGCATTTTCTAGGTAACACTACTGCAACACAATGAAAACAAAAACCGCAAAAACCGCAGCAACTGTCTTGGCTTTGACTTTCGCCTTAGCAACCCTGCTCTCGGCAACACCGGCACTCGCAGCGTCAGCCGGACGAATAAGCGGACGGAGCTTTCGCAGTTCGTCTAGCTATAACCGACCATCTCGGTCCCCAAGTTATAAGAGTAGCCGCTCCAGCTCTCCAAGCTATAGGGCCTCTCCCTCACCGGTGCTAAGAAGCATCCCTGCACCGGGGCTGAGTAGAAGTTCAAGCTACTACGGTGGCGGCCCTTCGAGAGCGTACCGAAAAACACTACCCTATAGCAACCCCGGAAACAACAGAACGAACATTATTGTCATGCCGGACATGACACCGAACGTTTATCCGATTGCTCCTCCACTTTATTCGTCGCAAGTGGCACCAGTGCCGCAAACACCTGTGAGCCCTGCGTTCTTTTTCGTACTCCTTGCTGTGTTGGGGGCTGGGGGCTTGGCTATCTTTCTGCTGGCTGGGGGTTGGGACGACTTTGTGAGCCCATGGGTGAGTACTCAGCGGGACAAGCTTAGAAAGACGACCGTGGTGAGGCAGCGAGTGGCCTTGCTCGCCTCTGCAAAGGACCTACAAACAGACCTAATACGACTCGCTCGGCGAGGGGACACGGACAGTGCTGAGGGTCTCTCGAAGATCCTGCAAGAAACTTCCCTCGCCCTTCTTCGCCACCCCGACAAAGTTGTTTACGCGTGGAGCAGTACTGAGCAGGTGGCGTCAGGAGAGGCAGAAAGCCGATTCGACCAACTTTCCATGGAAGAACGCTCGAAGGCATCAGAGGAAGTTCTCACGAATGTGGGCGGGAGCATCTCAGAGCGTAAGGTCAAACCACAAAGAGACGTCACGGAAAACGAGTATATCCTTGTGAGCGTGCTTGTGGCATCGGACCGAAAGCTGGGTCTCAAACTGTCGGACTCGCATGAGAGCCTAAACGCCAATCTTGTAACCCTTGGTTCAGTCTCTCCTGAGGATCTGGTGGCACTGGAAGTTATTTGGCAGCCCGAAGACGAGTTTGATGTTCTGTCAAAGGATGAACTTTTGAGCCTGTACCCTGACTTGAACGTGCTTTAAGGAGGGGTAAAATAAAAACATAGGTGAACCCCCTCGTAACTTTCACACTTCCACCCATGAACAAACTCGACCACTGTTACCTCGAAGCCCTTTCAGAAGCACTGAAAGGTAACTTAGGCGAAGCTTTAGAACTCCGCAATGAAGCGGATGCGTTAGCATCCGAAGGCTTCGCCTTCTCCGAAAATTACGGGAATAAATACCCATTCATTGAAGAAGCGGTGAATACACTCCTTGGCTCTTTTGACTTTACAAGATGTGTCCGAGCCGACGGCTCGGCCTATGGTACACGAGGAAAGTGTAAGAAGGGTACCGAACAGAGCTCAGCCAAGGGTCCGAATAGTATTTACGGGGACATTCACGAGACCATTCTTAGAGGGCTTGAAAAACAGAGCTCAGTCAAGGTTCCGACTAGTGTTCTAAAGGCCCGTATTAGAAGGCTTGAAAAAGCTATGGACGACACCTATTCAACTACAGAACAAGAGAGAATTTCCACAGCCATTCGGAAACTCAAGAAGACAATAGATGAAGCAGGTTAGGGCAAAAGAAAGAAAAAAAAAAAAAAAAGTCTAACTAAACCCCTTCTGAAGAAAAACTCCCCAAAGCTACAAACAATGAAAGAAACATAAGACTAGCAATGGATCGTCGTAGTTTGGCGTTGATGAAGCAAATCTCGAAAGAACTAAACAAAGACGAGGGAAGTTTAGAGGTTTTAAAAGAACTAAGCAAACGACAAAAAACTGATGAAAAGTTTACAGCTTTGCGTTCCAGAGCTGTAGAAATTGTTAAAGGACTAAGGGCACAACAAAAGAAAAAGACAGACCTTTGACTGGGGTTAAATGAAAGGGGAAAGTGCCACTTGGCAGTGGGGTGACGAGCTACAAGAACGAAAGCTACCGTCTCCTGAGGAACAAGCCTTAGCTGACGCCGAGCACTCACTGCGAATGGTAGCGGCAGGCCTACAGCTAGAAAAAGCGGATAACCGCCCTGAGCGGGGCGGTTTAGGCCCTTGCTTTAACGCGACAAACACGCTATAATAGTTTTTGTTTGGGGAACCACTGTGAAAATCAGATTCATCGGTGATGTTCATTGCAAATGGTCGAAGTATGAGAAGCTAATTAGAGAATGCAACCGCTCTCTTCAAGTCGGGGACTTCGGTGTGGGTTTCATCGACCCGAAGACCGAGAAGCCATACAGCAGCCCACCCTACGACGCGATGTCAAAAGGCGAGCACTTTTTCGTACGAGGAAACCACGACAGTCCCGGTGCCTGCAAAAGACACCCTTACTGGGTGAAAGACGGGGGCTCGATGTTCGGGCGCGACGACATTTTTTGTGTGGGTGGAGCTTACTCCATCGATAGGGACCGACGCACAGAGCGCTACGACTGGTGGCCTGACGAAGAGCTTTCTTACGGCGAGCTTTGCAACATTACGGACGCGTATGAGCTTGTGAAGCCGAAGGTTGTCGTCACGCATGAGTGCCCGGACTCTGTAATTTCTCTGGTTTGTCACAAAGTGGGGATGCACAAATTTGACATCCCTTCGGTAACACGAAGGTGTTTTGACAACATGCTCGAGATTCATAAACCGGACCTTTGGATTCATGGCCACTGGCATCTAAATCACCATACGGTGTACAAAGGTGTGGAATTTATTGGTCTTGGTGAGCTATCCTTCCTCGACATGGACGTTTAATCAAGCCCCCACTCATAGGGAACGTCGTACGAAGGTCAATTACAAGGAATCTACACCGCTATACTAAGTTTGTGGCCCCCCCTTCTTTCTACCTATAAGCCTTAAATCAAAACCACCATTAAAGCAAAATGACAACAGTAATTAACCTCTTCGGCGGGTCCGGTTGCGGAAAATCAACCACAGCTGCGCTCCTCTTCGCCAGAATGAAGCTGGCCGGCATTCACGTTGAACTTGTAAGAGAGTATGTGAAGTACTGGGCGTGGAACGACCGCAAAGTGCGTGAGTGGGACCAACTCTACCTCCTCGGTAAGCAAAGCGCCTACGAGAGCATGCTGTACGGCAAAGTTGACTACATTGTTACCGACAGCCCTATACTTCTGGCAGGAATCTACCAAGACTACCGGTCTCAAGGCAAAGACACGTACGTAAGTTCCGCCGCTCAATCCTTCATGGCTCACGCAGAGGAAAGGGGTGTAACGTACAAGAATTTCTTCCTAAATCGCATCAAGCCCTTCGACCCTCGCGGACGTTACGAAACCGAAGACCAAGCCAAAAGAGTTGACGAGTTTGTCTACGACTATCTGTGCAAGTACAGTGGGTTCCGTCCAATCTCAATATCTGGACCGGACGAACGCAGGGACACAGAGATTTTGAGCTATCTTGGTGAGCTACATTTTAAGGAGGCTCCCTCGCTGTGACACTAACTTTCCGAGAACTTTTAGAAAGTTTGCAGACTTTTGCTAACGATGACCTGGACAAGGACGCTACTGTGGAGGTAGACGGGGAATTTTTTGGAGTGTCGCACTTTGGAGTGTCCACCTGTTTGGATGACACACCGCTTGATGAAGGGCACCCCTTTCTTTCAACTGCAACAAGGTAAAGTGTTGCCTTAGGATGGTTCCCCGGCTTGCTTTGCTGGGGCAAAACAGCTATAATACGCTCATAAATCCTGAAAACCAATGTCATACAACCCGGACTCAGATACCTACCCCTTCAACGACAGCGAGACTCTGTTAAACTTCCTGGACCGTCTTCTACTGGAGTCCGTGTCGTGCGAAGGAGGCCTTGTGCCCCTCACTTCTTCTCGGTTTCAACGCCTTTCCAGGCTTGTTGAAGGTGTCTCAATTGACGATTGACCTTGACCCCCGTTGGGCGGTGAGCGGTTAGCCCCCTTGCCTTGGGCGGTTTCCCCGTTTGTTTTCCAGAAGGAAAACGCTATAGTATTTACGTGACCTTCGAAGAACCAATGTCATTCAACCCAGACTGGGCTTCACCTCCAGGGTCTATCGTAAGGGAGTTACGTCTGGAGCGTAGAATTTCTCTTCACGACTTTGCGGGAGAAACAGGGTTAACCGTACCCGAAGTTCTTGAACTTGAGGAAGGGAACCTTCGCATCGACCCTCATCTAGCGGAGCGCCTTGAGTACGTGTTCGGACAACCAACTGAAAAGTTTTGGCTCACCCTTCAACTAAACTACGACAATGACCTTAAAAGAGGAAGAAAGCATGATTGAGCTACTTGTAACGGAGAACAAAAGTATTGATCCCGCACGATTTTACCGAAACCGAGTTCGTGTCTTTCTCGATAGAAACTACAACTATGGTATGTGGGTAGACGAAGACAAATTGTTTGACCTTTTGTCGCTGGAGCAGAAAAAACAGTACCTTGTTGACAGATCCTCTAGTGGATGCAAGTACAATGTTACACGAGAGGTAGCACAGAGGGTTCTTGCAGTGGGACACACTCACCTCAGTAAGCAGAAACTTCGCCCATGCTTGTGACTCCTCGCAGGGTCGGTGACGCTGCTAGAAAAGTTATTGAGACACTTCGCGAGCTTGGTCTATCCCACTTGTACAAAGAGGACCAAGTTCTGAGAGAGATGCTGGAAAAGTTTAACAGCAAGGACTCGTGGGGTTGGACCTCCCAGACTCTTGCCGATCACTGGCTGCAGAGCAATGGCTTGTGGGATTTGAACGACAATAATTAATACACCCTTCTTTAACAACCAAATTAGCTCAGCAATTACCCTTGAAATGACAAACACTGTCAATGTAAACCTAGTCCAGCAAATTCAGGACGATTACCTTGCCTACTCGCTCAGTGTAATCGTGGGGCGAGCATTCCCCCGGTACACGGACGGGTGTAAGAGTATCTCTCGACGCATTGTAACAGCCATGAAGTGGCTCAACTTGAAGCCGGACGGTCGCTACATGAAGAGCGCTAGGGTAGAGGGGGAGGTTATGGGTAAATTGAGCCCCCACGGCGGAAGCTACAGCTCTATTGTCACTTTGGCTGCCCCATGGAATAATATGGCCCCGCTCGTAGACGGGCACGGGAATTGGGGGTCTTCGACAGACTCTGCGGCGTCGTCAAGGTACACTGAGTGCAAGCTCTCCCCTTTCGCCTGGGACTGCCTCCTCGACGACTCAGAAACCTGGGAGACGATGTCAAACTACGACGGTACGCTGCAGGAGCCAATCGAGTTGAACGCAAAGATCCCTTACGTTTTGCTCAATGGTCAAGAGGGCATTGGCGTGGGATACGCCTGTAAAATCGCCTCTCACAGTCTCCGTTCGATTGTTGAAGCAACCAAGCTGGTTTGCAAGGAAGCAACAACGTTTGAGGCACGCGCAGAGAACCTACGAAAAGCACGGGAGGTTCTCTCCCCTGACTTTCCAACTGGGACCCAGATTGTAAAAGACGATCAGTTGGAACAGTACTCACTAACAGGTATTGGCAGCATTCGCTGCATGGCGAAGGTTGAGATTGGTACCCAGACCCGTAGTGGAAAGGCAAAGGACCGTCCTTCCTTATCCTTTACGAACTTACCGCCAGGAACCAATCCTGAGAAAATCGGTGAGCAAGTGAAAAATGAGGTTGAGAAGGGAAGGATTGATGGTGTCGCTGAAGTCAATGACCTGTCCGATCTTACGGGGGACTGCGTTCAAATTGTGGCCAAGCCCGGTGTGAGCCCGGAAAAGCTAAGAGATCAACTTTACGCCTACACAGACCTTGATTCCAAGTTTTCAGCGAGAACCTTAGTTATCGACGGCACGAAGCCCGTAGAGCTCTCCCCGGTGGAAATTGTAGAGAAATGGGTGACATGGAGGTTGGGTAGATTACAAGTTAAATTCGAGAATGAGCTCACTCATCGAGAGGCTCGCCTGGAAATTGTTCAGGGACTGCTCAAGGCCATTGACACGATGGACTTGATTATTAAGCGTATTCGTGCGGCAAAAGACAAGTCTGAGGCGAAAGTCGCTCTAACGACTGCACCTCTGAAGTTCTCGGATAAGCAAGCTGAGGCCATTCTAGACATGCGCTTGCGCCAGCTTACGAACCTTGATCAAAACGATCTTATTGTCGAAGATAACTACCTTCAAGGCCGGATTCAAGAGCTGGTAGAGCTGTCCAGCGACGAAACCAGAGGGACTACCGCGAGACAAGTGTATATGCTCAATGAGCTGACCGAGATAGGAAAACGCCACGGAGAGGCTCGCCGAAGCCCCCTCATAGACCCCCCAACTGGCGGTGTGACCCGTGCTCCTGGGGAAAGCGTGAAGCGCCCTGCAGCCGCACCAAAGCCACGATTCCTGAAGATTGACTCGAAGAAGGGCACTGTTGAGCAGGTGAAAGGGCCACGTGGAGCTCTTGTCGTAGACCCCAAAGACAAGGTTATTCTTATGACTGAGGACGGGACACTGAAAAAGGTGTCAGCAACCTTCAAGGGAGTTATCTCAACAGCGTACTCCGCTGTTTGCTTGGCGAAGAAGGAGTCCGACGTTTCCTCGAAAAAGTACCTAGTTGTGCTCGAACTCGACGGGCAGCTCAAGGCACTGACCCTGAGCGGAGAAGACCTTTGCAAGGTGACGAGTAAAGGCAAGAGATGGCTACCCGAAGGTTCCACACTGAGGCACTTTGGAGAGGGGGGTTTCACCCTGGACTGGGTTTCAACTCGAAAGAAGGCAATGAAACTCGACCTGTCAGTAAAGCTCGGGAAGCCGGGGGGCAAAGGAATTAAAGTCGCAAATATAGATGAGGTGAAACTACCTTAGGACGAAAAACGGAGTGAAACCGGGTAAAATTGGGTACGGGACTTTACGTAGGATCTTGCCCGGCTAAACTCTTAATAGTTGAACAGAACCATGACTGTAGTCTATCCGGTTTCCAGGTTACTTTCAAACCCCCGAATTTTCCTAGCTATCTCAAATCATTTGGGAGGAGTTCTAGATGCAGAGGTACTGAGAGACGTTTTTTACGAACTCCTGGAAGTAGAAATTAACGGGTCTCCTGACGAAGAATGTGAGTTTTCCGCAGAAGAGGCGTGCTTTGAAGTTGAGGAGGACGGGCTTGTTTACCATATCTACTTTGACACGGGTGCGTCGTTCAAACTCGAAGTTACAGAAGACGGTTTCCACCCTCAAATTTCCACCGAGTTTGAGTTGGCGACAGCATCTGCAGTGAACAACCGGCTCATCTCAGCAATCGAAGACTCCCACCCGGAGCTCAAAGACGATATTTCGTTCGAGCACCCCCCAACACCGGGAAACAGCTTCTTAAGTTCAAAAGACGGGGAAGGATTCTCCGGTAGTTTTCACCTTCGATCGGACCCCGACAAAAAGTTTTCCTTTACAATAACCTCAGTAGACCCTGAGTCTGACCACTTAGAAGCCAAAATCAAACCCCTTTAAAGCGAAACACCCATGATGGATAACATAGTGTTTGCAACCGATAGCATGAGGTCTTCGGTTTCTTCACTCAAGAAAAAAATATCAAATTTCAAGATCAGCATCGAACAACTCAGTTCGGAAGTAGAAAAAATTGATACAAAGTTTGACAAGCTTTTAACACAAACTGAGATATACAAGGCTAAGCTAGAACGAGAAATGGGTCGCGAGGTGAGGCGTCTTGAGCTTGAACTTACCAAGCTTCGAAAACAAGTGAAAGAGTCACTCCCCCCTGAATCTCCTTTGGAGGACGAGACAGAGCTCGGAATAGCGTCAACACTTGCCATTATCGAGTGCCTTCTGAGGCATATCTGCGAAGGAGCAGACGACTTTAGGCTAATGAGCTACTCCTTCCTCTTCCCGGCTGTGATAGAAAGAGTTGCATCGTCTGACGACCCCGCGTACTTCATGGAAACTCTCCCAGAGTCTGCACAAGTTGTGATTGACCGGGGGAGGCAGTACGTTGCATACCTAAGAGGAGACTGCAAAACTCACGTCACAGATCCCGACGCATGGGAGCAATACATAGACCAAGTTACAGACTGGTGGAGGAACGACGCTCTTCCTTTGCTTTACGGGCAACGAGACGAACAATGGGACACAGACGTCCCGCTCTCTCTTGTTGAGATTCTAATGTGGCGTGACGAACCGGGTGAGCGACCCCTACACTTCTCACCGATTTTCGACGCCTACGAAACCTACAAGCTTCACAAAGACGCTGTTTACACAAGCAGCGGTGTTCGAGCTTTCGACCTAAAAATGCACAAATTCGACTCCGGAGCCCCCGAGGAAGAAGTGAAGCCCCCAGTCATTCTGACACGACCTGTTTACAGGAAGCCTTAAAGCTTCCGATACGACAACCCCCCCTACGATAAACTAAATCATAACAATTCAACGACATGAGAACCAGCGAACTCGGCTACCCTGTCCTGTCTACCCCACTGCACACTAAGGTTTTCGGCAAACAAAAGGCAGCTTCAATGGGAGTTAAGGCACGTCAAAAGGCCGAGCGACTCTTAAAGCAATTTGGTATATCTGTCCCTGTTGATCACCCGGACAACCTGTACGATGGTCCCTTGCCCCTTCCAAGCTTAAGGGGTAGCAATTTACAGGAGCACTTTGAAAACATAGCAACAGAGCAGGTAGGGGTGTACAAAACCCTTGCGAATTCTCTAGCGGGGTGCAAACTCCCAAAACTCCCTGCAGTTTCCGACTTCGTCTATCAGGCGGGATGGACACGCTATGAGTTTGTAGACGGAAAGTTTCTTGTAGAGTCCGTACCATGCCCACTCGAAGAAGCTTTCACGTACGACACTGAAACCTTCGTAAAAGCGGGTGCGTTTCCGATTATTGGGACGGCGCTAAGTGAAAAAGCAACCTACATTTGGCTCGCGGCAGAGCTTATTGACCCAACCATACCGGAGGAAGAGTGGGACCAACACGATCTCATTCCCATTGGTGAGAACAGGTTTGTAGCGGGACACAATATTAGCTACGACCGAGTGAGAACACGGGAAGGATACTCACTTAGCCGTAACAAGCCTGAAAACTTCTACTTTGACACACTCTCCGCGCATATTGGAGTGTCGGGTTTGGCCTCAGGTCAACGGTGGTTGTACCTTCTTGCGGCGAAAGACCCCGAAAACCTGACTGAAGAGGAAAAGAGAAAACTCAGGTATGCTCCAAAGTGGCTAGACGAGGGATCAACAAACAGTTTGGTGCAATGCTACAACTTTCACGTTTACGAGGTTCGTAAGTACTTCGGCGATGACACTGTCCGCCCACTCAACCAAGGGGACAAAAAGGTACGGGACATTTTTGTAGACGCTACGCATATCTCGCAAATCACCGCAGTTCTTGAGAAGGCCGTAGAATACGCGGTAAGGGATGCTTTTTACACGGCGGAGCTTTTTCAGGCTTTGTGGCCGAAGTATCTCGATAGCACTCCCTCAATGGTGGGCCTTTGCGGCCACTACCACTTAAACGGCTCGGTCGTACCCCTGGTAGAAAACTGGGCTGAGTGGATTCAGAACACAGAAAGAGTGTTCCATGAGCACAGCCAGGAAATGACTGAGTTGTGCAGGGAGCTCGTATGGAAGACGTACAACGAGTGGAAGGCTGTCCTCAACAGCGTGGAGGACCCGGAGCGGGGCCTCGCGAAAGCACAGGAGTGGGCAGAGCAAGACCCTTGGGTGTCTCAGCTTAATTGGGAGCTTTGGAGTAGAAAAGGTAAGTACGCGTGGGTCCCTACTTGGGTGCAACCCTTTGTGAAAGATCCGCAACAACACATCGGAGTGAAGTCTCAATTGGCTCACTTGCTGTTGAAGCTCAAATACGAGGGATCACACATTGTTCAAACCAAAACAGAGGGCTGGTGCTACTACGATGAAACAGGTAGCCTTGTAAAAGTTCCCCACCCCAAAGGAACCGGGGATAATACCGGAGTGTTACTCAGCAAGGACTTTGTCCAAGATATGGAAACCGGGAGGCTAAGTAGCGATCTCCCTGAAGCTAAGAGAGCTCTGGAGATTTCAAACGCTATTTCTTACTGGACTTCTGTTCGTAAGCGGGTGATGGACCGGATCTTCCTCCGCGCTGAAAACCCGCATGGTTCATCCGCCCTGGTGACTCTTCCTGAGATTCTCTGCCACGGAACGGTAACTCGCAGAACAGTTGAAAGCTTGATGGCAACCATGTGCTCCACGAAAAACTGGAGAATTGGCACGGAGTTGAAAACACGAGTGCAGGCCCCCGAAGGCTGGAAAATTGTAAGCGCCGACTACGATGGTCAAGAGCTTCAGATCGCATCCATATACAGCGATACTTGGGAAGGTGGCTTTGTCGGGTGCTCGCCGATGGGGTACAACGTCCTGTCTGGGTCCAAGGAAAACGGCACTGATCCTCACACCGCTCTTGCTCGTGCTATTCTCCCTGAGATGTATAAGGGGCTTGTGTGGGACAGGAAGCTAGGAATTTGTTACAGTCATGAGAGTGAACCGTTGAATGTACCAAATTGTGTAAAGGCTGGAGAAAAATGGTTAAGCCCAATTGAACCCCAGTTGTACAAACTCCTGGCGAAAGCCAGAGACCTGAGTAAGATTGTCGGTTTTGCAACCTTGTACGGGGGGAGCGTAAGAGCCCTGAGCACTCCAATTCGACGAACTTTTCCTGAGAAAGGAGAGAGAGAAGTTAAGGATTTCGCACTGAAAGCACTGTCCTCGAAAAAAGGTGTTCTTGTGAATGGAGTGTATGAAGGTGGTTCTGACTCCGGCGCATTCAACTTGATGGAGCAAATATCCATGAAGACAAAGGTCCCTCAGCTACCCTGCCTTGGTACCAAAATTTCGACTGCAATGCGACCTGCGGCAGTTGGGACCGACTTTAGGACAGGACGCACAAACTGGGCCATCCAGGCATCGGGTGCCGAAATTCTATCCATAACGCTCACGGCTGTCGCGTGGCTAGCGGAAGAGTACAAAATTCCCTACCGCTTCATTATCAGCATTCATGATGAACTCCACTTCATGACCCCTGAGAGGTACGCCACTCAGTTTGCCGTGCTGTTTCAAATTGCCCATCTTTATACCTGGGCGAATTTCCATAGCGCAATGGACATACCGGAGCTTCCACTGAGTCGTGCTTTCTTCTCCTCAGTAGCAATTGACTCTCGGATTCGTAAGTCCCCAAAAGAGTGCACGGTAACACCTTCAAACCCCCACGGTGCGAAAGAACCTAACGGAGTTGAGTACTCGATGACCGAACTCGGTGAGATTGGGGCTGTAGACAAGCTAAAGACACGATACGAAGCTATTCAAAAAGGATTGATTTGAGACTAACTATGAAAACACCCATCAAGATCAAAAAGCCACGAGTTCAATCCGCAGACATATACCCATGCAGAACAAAAGTAGGCATGTACTGGTGGCCGATCCCGTTTGACAAGAACGGAAGATTCATCCCGTCGTCTGTGGACTGTTTGTACTCACAAGAGTACTTCTCCCAAGGTGATGCAATTCGCATGCTTCGTTCTCTATAACTAACAAGAGCTTAATTGTGGGACACTACTTAGAAAAGCTACTAAAGTGGTTGGGGTTTGGTTCCTATGAGAGGGACTCAGTTTGCGCAGATTCGGGTAGCTCTATCGAGTTTTTAGAAAGCTGTGACGACTTTCTTGAGTGGGTGAATAACCCGACCACGTCTATCGCCGATCTTGAAAATTACGGAAAAGACAATCCCATAACATTTTTTGATAAAACCCTAACTTTCCCACCAAACCCATCGAAAGGGCAAATATACCACTGTCCAGCCGAGGGTAGGAGGTATATTTGGATGGAGACCGCGAGTAGCTCAAACTGGGTGCCCCTGCTCGACCAAGCTTGTGTCTCACCTTTGGGGAGTCTTGTGCAGGGGTCCGGTGGTGCAGGTGGTGCTGGCGTAGTTAGTCTTATGCAGGGGTCCGGTGGCGCGGCGGGTGCGACGGGGATAGAGCTCGCGTACACTCCGTGGAACTACCTACCACCCACAAAAGCTGTTACAATTCTGGCGCACGAGAGCGGCGACAGCAACCACCCACCTTCGGGATCCTACATAGATGGTTCCACATGGGTTCACCCGTTGTCAGAAGAATCCCACCTACTTGTACTTGTGGTGAAAGAGGGTAAATGGCGGCTCACTCATGAGTCAGCCGAAGAGTTAGAGACCTACTTGCGTTTGTATCCCAACACAAGATTCAACACTTACTTGACCGATGCGCAAATTAGAGATGCTGTGAAGTTACTCCTGCTCAACACCCTTGGGAGTTCAGGTATATCGGACTACAACAGTTTAACTAAGCAGTTTGCAATTAGGGATGGAAAAGAGTCCTGGAGTTTATTTTGGGAGTTTTTACACGACCTAACCCCTTCTGCTTTTGTTGGGGATATAGAAAAGACTCGTATAGAGAAGGGGTTAAAGGGAAGGGAGTACGACCACTGGCTGGAGCGACAACCACTGACAAAACTCAATTCTCAAGAAGTAAAACAGCAGAAAATGCTCCATAAGCTGAAGAGAAGAGGTGCATTTATCAACCTTTAGCCAACTTTCACACTTCCTTAACATGCCGTTCCCTATCCCCCTAGACCCTGACTTTCGGAAAGAAGTCATACAGAGTTGGATCGAAGACATTTACGATCGCCTAGGTGGTGGTGACGTAGAAAGTGCGAAGAAAAGTTGGGAAATAGCAAATAATCTTTATCTCTCCCTCCCAGTTGGGCAGGGGGATTTTTTCATTGAGGAAAGGCTCTTAGAAGCTAGGGTAAAACTAGAGCGGTAAAGATACAACATCACCATGCGAACTGTAACTACAGAACCAAACCCACCCGCAGAACCAAACACCCGTCACGATCTTCTAACCTTTAGCGGAGCCTTGTCGGACGGAAGGCAGATCACAGTTCGTGAAATGACTGGACGAGACCTGCTCTATATCGAGGACGAATTGTCGGCACTCGGGGAGACACGGCAGAGCTTTCACCTTGTTGAACGACTAAACGTGGGGCCTGAAAAAGTGTCCTTTGACGAAGTTGCAGACATGGGTGCTCGAGACCTGAAGGTTGTAGTCGGGTTGATTAAACAGGCTAACGGGTCCGACGAAGAAAAGAAAGACCCAAAATAACCGTTGAAGAACTCGAAGACTTTTCCTTTTTAGTCTCAGTAGGGCGAAACAAGGCAGTTCATGTTCGGGACATTGTTCCGAAAGACTTTATCTTCGCCAGAGTTCTACAAGACAAGGGTTTAAGTGCTATGGGGCTACTTGTCAGGTTAATAAAGAACCCTGAAAGTCTTGAGACTTTATCTTCCACCAACTTTCGAGCCCTCTACAAGTGGGTCACGGATAATATTCTCAACGAGAGTATTCTCACTCCGGAAAGTTGGATGGAGATTTCGTTTCACTTGAACAAGCAACGCTGGGACGGCGGAATAGACTGGTTGGACTCTCAACCAATGGCACGAATAAAGCGCATGATTGAAATAAACCAGAAAGTCGCTGAGCAGCAGCAAGACGAGATCAAAAAGTCAAGGAGAGCAGGCCGCTAATGTTCAAGTTTAACCTAAGAACACCTTTCAGAGGTGAGCCATTCAACCCGAACTGGTGGGAGCCCACAAAACTGGAGTGGGCCCCTGTACTCCTAAACGAAAACAAACCGTACTGGAAAAACCAGACTGACACGAACGGTCGAGCCTGGCGCCCACTTACAACACAGTACCGTGCTTGGAAAAGACAACGGTACGGCGATCTCCCAATCCTCAGGGTAACAGGAAAGATGCAGGATACTGCAAAAGTCTTATCTTACCTTAAAAACGATCGCTTTGCGGTCCTTACAACTAGTGTAGGACCCTACCACCAGTTTGGTACAAAAAACATGGCTGCAAGGCCGTGGATGGGGGTGCCTAAGTCATCTCTCGAAAAACTTTCAGGAATCGCCTGGAAACACATTCTCAATTAACTCATCACCATGACAAAGACAAGAGCGAAGGACGACAAGGGACAATTTCTTGGAGACAACCCCGCAACGCCGGACGTAGACGAGGCGTGGGTCGAAGACAAGAGCGAAGTTGCACCTGCCGAGGGGAACAACGCCGATTCAACCGTTGAGGACAAGGTTGAGAAACCGTCGCAAGAGCCCGCCACGGTGGAGCTTAAGACATCTGAAACGACCGCAGTGAAAGAAAAGCAGAGCAAGGAGTCCATTGAAGCTTCCGTGCAAGAAAAGCTCTCAAAAAGACTAGACGGTGAAGTAGACCCCTTCATCCCGTCGGCACAGCTTCAAAAAGAAGTTAAAGAGATTGCAAGTCAGGAGGGTTTCCAACTCACACGTGGAACCGAAGCTGGTGCGGCTCTCATGGCCCGCGCACGTAGGTCTGCTTAATCGTGAAATCATTTGTCTTCCAACCTGGAATGACCTGGAGAAAGCTAGGGTACGGGTTTCACTCGGACTCCTTGGCTTACCGAGAAGTTCTAAACTACAACCCCAAGTGGTCTGTCGTTGAGCTTCCCCCTCCAGGGACAGTTCTTCAAGAGGGGGCAAACACAGCAGGGTCAGGGGCATCACAGCAGTCCCCAATATTCGGTAGAAGTTCAGGGCAGACATCCTTGGACTTCTACCCCTTTTCAAGCGAAGCAGAATACTTTTTGTCCTTGTCATCCTACAATCGGTCTGCCCTTCGTGAAGTGAGCAGGTTGAACGGGTGGTCACTCGATAGCTCCGAAGTTGTTACCGGACAGGTAGGGTAAAACCTCTAGGTATACACCCTAAACCTTTGGCCTACGGGCACCACCGCCGGACTTATCCTCGCCGGCACAAAGGTAAGGAAAAGGAGGAATCTACCCAAATGGCAACTTTTTCTTTCGGCACCGGTATCGTCCCCGGAGCACCAGGTACATATATCAACGAGCGTGTTGGAAATGTAGCTTCCGCAGGTATTGCCTCGTTCAACACAACTTACATGTTGGTTGAAACTGAGGAAGACGTCACTGTCGCACGTTTCCCCTTCAACACACCAGTTCCAGTATCTTCACTGACCGACTACAAAGCCTTGGTAGGGAAAGTTCCCGAAACTCGTATTCCCCTCCTTAGCTACAACTGTGTGAATGCATTCTTTTTGAATGCGCAAGTTGGCGATCTTCGAGTCGTTCGTGTTGGAACTCCAAACCAGATTGTAGAAATAGTGAT